CGGCAAATATCGCGTGTCGAGCTCATGGGCGGAATGAGACTACCAGTAGGTGAACGCCACAAGCTGGTTGGGCTGTTAAAGATTGTTGGGATTGGAAACCCAACACTCCACTAGCCGGATCCAATTCGCAATATAAAACGACGCGTCCAACCCACCCCATTTTGGGGTGAGGCAATAGGAGCCACAATTGGGCACCACGAAGGTGGTGACTGCATGATGCGACGGAGGGGCATCATACAGGTGCTGCTAAGCACCTAAATCCATAGCATCAGCTCGGGGGGAGTTGTCCCCGGCAGTGGTAGTCTGACCCTCTACCTCATTCCAGTATGATAAACTAGGAAACCCAAAACCCTTTTCACTCTACCATGGCTACAACTCTTCGCGCACTCGTTTCGCGAACCCAGAGAAAATCGTTTTGTGACCTATCCTCGGTCGCCCTCTCATTCCTAAATGAACGGAGCACTGACAGCAAAGTCAGCCTGTTGGCTGGCACAGCTGTCGTTGGGGCAATGTATGCATACCGCAAGTATTACGAATCTGCGGCGGATGCACACACTGTCCACCAACTGCTCAACAGTGGCTATGACGGCCTTGCTGTTGACGCAGTTGAGGAGGGAATTATCCCAATCCCTAGCACCCTGGAAAGTGCTGAAGGCACTGCTTTGGTTGGTAGCCAAACAGTATCTGCGCAAGCGGATTTGCCAAAACCCAAATCAGGCATGGTGGAATACACTGGTAATCCTACTGTCGTTGACCTACACCGGCGTGTAAATGAGGAGAAATCCCACGATTACATGAATGCGGTCATCGCCGAGTGCAAGGTGAAGTTTGGTGTTCCATCAAATACGACAGCCAATCGCAAAGCAATCGAAAGATTTGCCGCGAACATCATGAAGAAACACGGGGTGCGCCCAACACACATCCGAAAGTACCTACCCATCGTGACGAAGATGACCTTTGTACCGGATCAGTGGCAAGTTGAGGCGGAGCGACTCGCGGGAACGCGGTCGGCTTGGAAAGCAGTCATGGGATTCCTGACGAACAACGCTACTAGCGTTGCTCCTCGGGAAGACCTTGGCTGAGGGGGAGTGGTGGTGCTGGACGGGGTGAGTCATGAGTCGGAGCTCACTCACCCCAACTTGGTCGTCCAGCCAAACTACTCTCCGACAAACGTGCGACAGCTAAACATTATAGTTGGCATTGCAGGTGAGCTGCGCACGTTAAAAATCAATAATGCTGACTTGAGCACACTGAAGGCGGCGCTACTGGAGCGCATGTACTACTGTAAGGTCGATGGCAAATTTGTCTCCCCGCCAGTAGTGGATGAGAAGCTTGTGCGTCGACGTCTTAGTAAATTTCGAACGAGGTTGCTAAAGGTATTTGGTCGTGGTCCCGCAAAACTTACTCCC